ATGAATAAGATAATAGGATTGGCAGTATTGCTGCTATGCGTTTGTGGCTGTGCGAAGGATGATGATGCGATTTATTATCCGGGAGGCAATGTGGATATTGAAAGGGGTGGTGTTGCTCTGGAAGATGGAAAGGGAGAATTGGTAGCCGGGAGTTATAATGAGGAGGATTATGTGCTGGATACGCTGGCGCAGTATCCGGGAGATCCTACTCTTGGCAAACTGACGTTTATGATTGATCTGAAGAATCAGTTGGCGAGACAGGAAGCTGACGGATTTAACGGAATCGGTAAATCGGGATTGACAATGAGTCTGGGATATAAGAATGGTGACTATCCGTCGGAGAGCCAGATACCTGTTTATACTTCTCCTGATGTAACTGCTACGTATGCGGTTAAACTCCGTTTAAAAGGAGAGCTTGCTTTGGCAGGAGATGAATGGATGATTGATTACATTTATGTGCAATTGGCTGGCTTATTTCAACCTTATCCGCCTGCGTCCTTTCCCGAAGTGTTTATGTGTAAAGGTGGTGAGCAGCCATTTGCTGCTTTTGACTCTTTCCGTAGGACTTGGACATTTGATATTACTTATAACCGTTCCGGTCTTTCTTTCAGTCAGTTATATTTCAATTTATTCTTGAATCTGGCAGGACAGAAACGGGAAGAGAGAATTAGGTTGAGGATTGATAAAGAATCTTTCTTTGAGGTGTATAAATTAAACGAGGAAATGAATTGATTCATTTCCTCGTTGTGTAGTGGGTACGAGAATCGAACTCGTATTACATGCGTGAGAGGCGTTTTTGTACACCATCTAAAACGCTTATAACTAATATCTTATAATATTTATAAAATCCATTTGCACCGAATTTGCATTAAAAAACGGTACTCATGCCCTTTCTTATAAATATCACCTCTTATATTTCATCTTTATCAAAGAACGTTTTCAATACAAAGTTAATCAATCAATCAGAAATAGCAAATATTATTTGTTTGAATTTAAGCTATCTGTTTCTAGTTTATCCGGCTAATAGTAAAAGTACTATTATGACAGATGAAGAACTAAGAGCATTTTGCTTAAAGCAAGCTATTCAAATCATTACTCACAAAGAACAGCCTCGAACCATGGGCTTTCAAAATACAGATAGTATATACTTATTTGAACTTACTGAAATCCTTTTAGAGTATATCAAAACAGGAAAACAAAATTATGTACCCGTTTACTTGAACTACTTCAAATAATCTTTTATTTCACGCTCTTCTGGGATATACCCCAGTTCTTTATTTTTCTTCAAAAGAATATTGGCAAGTTTAAAATAATCAGTAGGTGTTTCCGACCACTCCGAAAGAACATCTATTAGATTTTCCATATCTGTTGTTGTAGCCATACGAGAATCCGCTTCACGAGTGCCGTACGTGATGCCTGATAATTCTTTATGTGCAAGTAAAATGCAAATTAACTCTCTAATAGTTTTACTTATATCATTATCTTTTGGTAAAAAATCACCAAGAAATTTTTGAATATTTTGATAATAAAGGGTATATGATCTTTTAGGATCCTGTAGTGGTATATCTAATATTTCGCTTATTGCATTGGGGTTCTTTACTTGTCCGAACAAATCTTCTTGTGTTTGATTATTTGCTTCAATAATTTTATCTGCAGCACTGATTAGATCTTCTAATTTTTTCTTTGGTAATTCCATAATGTTAATTTATTTAGATTGCTCTTTTAAATAATTCAGTTTTCATTTTCTCAATAGCATTTTCTAATGATCTTTTTTCCACTGCATCGAATAGTATATTTCGTGTAGCAATATCAGAAGATATTAAATTATCACCATTGTTATATTTAGCAAATTCTTGAGCTTTTAATCTTCCATTTGGCAAAGACTCTAAATAGACTCCGTATATTATTGATGGAGATATATTTAATTCTTTTGCTAAAAGATGTACTTTAAATGGGAATGATATAATTTTCCGGAGTTTACTTTGTACAGAAGGGTTAACCAAAACATCTAAAGCAAACTGATCCGCTCTATTCTCATTTAATAATAATTCAGGTGTTTCAGAGTTAGAAAGATGATAATCCATGCTTTCAAGCATCTCAAAATCATTTATTACATGATATAATTCATGTAATAAGTTAATCCAAAGTTTATGATACTGCTTATTCATATCTGTAATTATGATACATGGCTTCCCATTTAATATCATCGTTACACCGAAAGATTTAGTTCCAGATACATAAGATTGTGTTAACACGGTGATACCTAATTGAAATAGTACCAAAACAAATCTTTTGTAACCGTTAACTTCGTCTTGCGTAAACTCTGATGCTCGCTTTAGAAGTTGGAATAATAAGTCTTTATCATAGTCATTTGGATTATCTATTTTAGAAAATGAACTAATAGCACATTTGAGCCAAAATGTAGTCATTTTAGCCTCCTTTTCTTGTAAGATTTTCTTTTTTGACTTACTAAATAAAGTTGGCATTAATGATGTGTCGTCGTACTCATATATAGAAGAAAAACCGAAAAAGTCACAAATACATTGTTCGTATTCATCAATTTTCGCTCTGCTTTTGATTATTCCTATTTTTTTTAATGTTGGAACATCAAAGTTTTGCATTATATATGATAGCTTCTCAAATTTGTCCAATGAAGATGCTTCATCTATATTTATATCTTTGCAATATGCAGAAACTAATTGGCTTTCGGTTAAGTCTAATAGCTTCATTAAACGAATTGCTTGCATAAATTTTAATTCAGCTTTCCCTTCTAGGAATTTAGATAGCGTTTCTTTATGGATCCCTATTTCATCGGCAATAGATGATTCAATAATTTCATTCTCTTGAATAAATTTAGCAAGCATCTCCCTAAGCGAGACATCAATGGGGGCTTGGGAAGTGTTTATTTTACTTATATACATAATTCATCGACATTTTTATGCAAATATAGCTATTTTGAACAGAATAACTAATATTTCACTGACATTTTTGTCGATGAAATAAAATGAGATACTTTTTTCTATTTTATTTTTAATATAAAATGGTATGTTTAAGATAATGGTTTGAAGATGTTTATATTGGGACTCTACGAATTAAAATGCTTAATCTCCGACGCCGTAAAGTCGCCCTCATGTGAAGCGCCTCCACCTGTATAGCAACTATACTTTCCGTCCTCTGTAATCTCTTTTATCCGCATTTGCTTATTCGTCTTTATATGTACGACTAACTCGTCTACGTTAAATTCGGTCGGTTGAGCAGGCGATACGCTTTTCTTTGGATCGGTCGAGGAAAGATACTTCTCTTTGATTTCTCTAATGTCGTTCGTCATTCCCCAGATTTTGAAGAATAGAATGATTTGAAGTATGCCGAATAGTACGGCGACGAGGCTTAATAGTGCTCCCATGATATTTTGTTTTTATTGGTTGATGATGCTTTATTGGGCGGAGATTGCTTCTTTGGATGGATAGCAGTCGGATTCTTTGTATTCTTCATCTTTCCAACTACTTCGTACTCTTAAAGAGTAATATATACCATCGTTTTTGATATTAACGGACATAACTTCTAGTTTTTTCGGTTTACCGTCTTTTAGTACCCATACACTATCATCAATCTTATATTTATTTTCTATTTTACAATTTTCTGGAATAGAAAAATCAAAAACGGCTTGGCTATTATTATAACTATGGGGCGTAGTCCCTTGATAGAGGAAACAATATTCACCGGGTAAAATCGGCGTTTGTGGTGTTACTCTAAATTCATTTTCGTTTATTGCCTCAATGTTGCAAATTACAATGTCTTTGCTTTCCACTCCGGCAAAATTTCCTGAATATAAATCAATTTCTCCGGTTTTCAACTCCCGTTTCCCCTTTTTGCTTATCAACTTTACTAATACAAATTCATGTGGAGAAGAAGCAACGGTAAACCGCCAATTAGACACCTTAGAGGTGTTTCCCGTTTGTTTTGTATTATTAAAAAAGAAACGGAAGTCCGGTATATTTGTTTCTATGATATTTGTAGAATGCTCATTTGATAACACCGATTTGATTTTAGTATTGGTTATATGAGGTGTTACGTTTGAACCTAGCGTGTTAGTCTTAGCGTTAGAAATAGCCGCGGGAAATATCTTTTTAAACCCGTCGTTTTCTTTGAAGTATATCCCCGTTTTAACGCTTTGCTCTCTTACTTCTTTATCTTCACTCTTCTTATTTCGTTGCATCATCGCCACAATAATATCATTACCAACTCCTTTTTCTTTTAAATCCTTTAGAGCCTGTATAGACGTATCGAAGTTATTTTTTGACGTATTTATTTTTGTTACTATAACGTCATTTGAGAACCCTAGTTCTAGCATGTCGGTTATAGACTGATTTGTTAATACTTCATCTTGCGCAGATGCGATAAGCGGGAAAAATATTAATATTATCCCTAATATTAGCTTTTTCATGTTGTTTTGTTTTTAGTGATTTATAATATGTTTTTGATTGATAAAATGTTCTCCACAATAAAAAGATGAATAATTTCCCGTTTCGGTAAATCTATATCATCATAGTCTGGATTCTCACTACGAAGCAGGATTAAATTATCCGAATCTTTAGGATGCCTACGAACTCTCTTTATAAGCCTGTATTCATTCGTTATGATTAAATATACCTGTCCGTAATTGAAATAATCCCAACTCTCAATCTTTCTAATTACTACCCTGTCACCCGAAGCGATTAGCGGTAACATACTATCGCCCGTAGCGAATATAATCTTTGAATCCGGGTTTATCTCCGGTGTGTCTATACTTCCTATCACTTTTTCGTCCGTAAATTCTATATCTCTACCATTTAGCCCGCATGTTGCGTCTATGTCGTATATTAATGCTCCTTTTCGTTTTGTTTCGCTTATTGCAGATTCGGAAATCTCGATTGTTTTTTGTTCTCGCTCTGCATTTTTAATCATTTCTCCTTTATCTCGCAGAAGCCATTCGGTTGACATATCACCGTATACTCTACTAATTTTCATTGCAATATCGGCAGATATACTTTTGGTCTTTCCCCAATATCCCTTAGATAATCCAGCCTCTGCTTCTAATCTATATACACTAATTCCTTTATAATCAATGTATTTCTGAATTTTTTCTTTTATAGTCATACTGTCGTCTACTAATAAAGGTTAATTAATAGAATATAGTCTACTAAATATTTGTATAGTAGAGTATAGTCACCTATCTTTGTCGCATCAAAGTTAATCAATCAATCAAGAACTAACAAATAAAAGTATAGAATTATGAAAGCAGGAATGAGCGATAAAGAAAAAGGCAATACGATAACTCAAATAATGGTTAGCATGAAACAAGCCGCTTTAGCTGAAAACAAACCTTTCGATGAAGGTATATTTTTCGACCTCGCATTTATGAGCGATGAAGAGTTATTGAGAATTTCAAAACTTTGCGGCATTAAATAAGATAACAAAAAAAATAAATGGCGGGGCGAGAGCCCTGCACAATATAGATAATAATGGAAATAGGAATGATCGGAGACGTAGAATTTAAAAAAGCGGGAAGCGAAACGGTATGTTGTGTTAGCTTGATTAATACAACAGCCGGGCAAAGATTCTTAGCGTGTACACTCGCTAGTAGTAAGACTTTCAAAACGTTCAAGGGCGCAGAGAAATTTATGAACTCATTCGGTTATCAGAAGATTTAATATTAATCCGTAGCCCTTCGGGGCTATTAAAACCACTCTGGGAGATTTTTCGCTATAACATATACTATTAAAGAAATGAATGATAATGAGAAGAATACATAAGTCAATATGTCAAAAAATAAAAAGGTTTTTGACTTGCCTTTTAAAGAAGTGGGATCGGTATTGGCACCGGAGACTATATTTTGTAACCGTTTATAATCTTCCAGTTGGCGGCGTTTTGACCGGAAAATATCATAGTATAGCGCGATTGCTACGCTTAGAATGCCCAGTGTTAGCAATATTACGGTCAAAACAAAAAGGACGCGTACCAGGTAAAATTCGCGGCTATTATTGGATAATGCTACTAAAGCCCCCAGAAGACCAGCCCCCGCAATTAATATATTATAAAACCACGTTGAGCGAGTTTTTAAATATTGCTCCTTGGACTGAATGTACTTTTTAGCGGCGTTAATCGCTTTTGGATTCTTTGTATTATTCATCTCTTTTTTTTATGCAAAGCTAATAAAATAAATATTACGACAATGAACACAACACCAATTAAGCCGACACTGCAGGCGATGGAAGTAGGGCGACAAACCTACTTCCCTCGCAACCGCAGAAAATCAGTGAGAACGACCGCATCCGATTTAAAAACTGATGAAGGAAAGATTTTTAAAACTTGGATTGACGGAGATAACATTTATGTTGAACGCAAAGAATAGTACGACAATGGGACGAACCAGAGTAACCGGAAAAGTTGAGCCAATAGCAAAGAGATGGCTTAGTAAAGATGAAGCAAAATTCTATATAGGATGCTCGGATGATTTTTTGAGAACGTTACGGGAAAAAGCTCTCGTTTCTTTTTCTCAATTTGGAAAAATGATTTGGTACGATTTATCGAGCATAGATAGATTCATACAGAGTAATAAGGTAGTATAAAACAAACACCATGCTAACACTAAAACAAAGCCCCGCCGCTATTATCTTAATGCTTTTAGCGTGCAGTCTCGCAGAAGGCGAGCCGGAGCCGGGCAAATTAATTATCGCACTATTGATCGTATTTATAACGGTTATCTATGTGCTAGTCTGTAACTATCTAAACACGAAACGACATGGCGGCGAATCCTCAATGTATCGGTAATTGCCGAATTTGCACGGTTCTTGGCGCGTGTCCTGCTGATACTCTAGTTTGCGAAGATTGCGGCGAAGAGATTGAACCGGGCGAAGAGATAGAATTAGAGGTCGAAACGTACGAACGCGGCAGATACGGTACGAAGATAATAACGGTTTGCGCTCACTGTTATGAGTCGCTTTATCAGGGTGGAAACGATAACTTTTAAACAACACGATAATGACACATTGGAAAACTCAATTTAATTATGACTATCTAGGCGCTTACAGCCTACCAGATGGAAAAGATATAATTCTAACTATCCGCGAAACAAAGAAAGAACTAGTAGTCGGCACATCCGGCAAAAAAGAAGAATGTTTTGTCGCTCACTTTTACGAGGATGTAAAACCGATGATCCTCAACCGGACGAACTGTAAAACATTGACGAAAATTTTCAAGAATCCGAATTTTGAGTCATGGATAAACAAGCAAATCCAAATCGGGGCGGTATTAGTTGACGCTTTCGGCGAAAAGGTTGATTCACTCCGTATTCGTCCATTCATCCCGAAAGTAGAAAAATCACTTCCTACGGTTGAAACCGGATCGGTAATCTGGAAAAATATCCTCGACGGTCTGGCGGGTGGCTTTACGGTCGCGCAAGTCCAAACAAAATATAAACTAACTAAAGAACAAATTAAAGAACTAGTAGCACATGAAATCAAGTGAACAAAAAGAAATCGAATGGAAGGAGAAGAGACAAGGCAAAATAACTGCCTCTACGCTTCCCGATTTAATGAAAGCGGGCAAAGGTTGTCCTTTCGGTAAAGCCGCGTTAGACGCGATGTATTTAGTACGATACGAGCGGAGAACCGGAACGATGCGAGAAAACGGAAGCGCAAAAGCGTTTGACTGGGGACACGAAAACGAACCGCTAGCGGTCGAATGGGTACGTACTCAATTAATGAATGAAATCAAATCGTGTACAACTGATTTTAACGACATTGTTTTCAATGAACCGTTTGAAGGATTCGGAGATTCACCAGATTTCTATGTGTACGGATTCGACGGAAAAGTTATCGCCCTGGGAGAAATCAAGTGTCCGATGTCGCAAGGAAAAATCGAATCACTGCAATTCGGAAACACTATCGACGAAAAGGACGAATATTATTGGCAGTTCCTCGGTCATTTCCTCGGTCGCCCGGACGTAGACAAGTTGTATTATGTCATTTATGACGGTTATACAAATGAAGGTCGAATACTCGAAATGAATCGCGCCGACCATGCCGACAATATAAAGAAGCTCTACGACCGCATCCGGATAGCTAGCGAGATTGTAGACGAGTCTATTCGCTCTGGTCTGGACTTGCTCGATTGCGTCGATAAGGCAAAAGAGGTACTAGATTTAAAGTTGCAGATTGAATCACTAAAGCCGGAAGCAAAGAATAGCGTTCCGGTAAAGAATCAGATTTATAGGTTACGGAAGGAATTGCGCAAACAGACGAAGAAAGTACCGTCACAACACTAACACAACACGATTAATTACATTTTTATGAACACTTTAATAAACACGAAATTATGAACACTTGGTTTTTAACAAAAATCCGTTACGAGAAAGTAATGGAAACCGGGATGCAAAAGAAAGTAACCGAACCGTATTTAGTCGATGCGCTAAGTTTTACCGAAGCAGAAGCGCGAATAATCGAAGAAGTAACGCCGTTTATCTCCGGTGAGTTCACTGTGTCCGACATTTCCCGCGCACATTATAGCGAGATATTTACGAGTGAAGAGGATTCCGCCGATAAATGGTTTGCTGGGCGACTCGCTTTCACTACGCTTGACGAGAAAAGCGGCAAGGAGAAACGGACTTATACAAACGTACTCATACAGGCGGCGAACATTCACGACGCAATGAAGAAGCTCGATGAAGGCATGAAAGGAACGATGGCGGAGTATTCTTCGATTCTTCTCAAAGAAACGGCGATTGTAGATGTTTATCCGTATGAAGCTAAAAAATAAATACTTTACCAAATATTATTATTAACCAATAATGTCGCCGAAAAGGACGGCGTGAGGTGAAAGCCCTCGTATTTAAGTTTTAAGTTTAATGTTCTACGTCTAATCAGCGTAGTGAATATCTGGTTAGACGACAAATAATTTTAAATATATGGCAAAGTATAACAATGTAAAGATAGACGGATACGACTCTAAAAAGGAATATCGACGCGCTAAGGAATTAAAACTACTCGAAAAGAAGGGTATTATAACCGGACTTCAAGAACAAGTAAAATTCGAGCTTATTTCGCCTCAATATCATTTCTACGAAGTGCAAGGAGCGCGGAAGATGCTACACAAAAAAGAACTTCTCGAACGGGGCGTTTACTACATCGCGGATTTCGTTTATTATCGAGATGGTGAGTATGTCGTCGAAGATACGAAAGGAGTTCGGACAAAGGAGTATATAATCAAACGTAAACTCATGCTTTACGTTCATGGAATCAAAATAAAGGAGATATAAGAATGACGAAGAAAACAGTACAGAAGCCAGTAAAACACGATTGCCGGATATGTAGGAACGGCGGGAAGGAGAATAATTTTATTTGCTATTGCTCCGTCCTGAAAACAGGGCGGGCGATAGGGATAAGAGTTTGTAGTTATTACGTCTCTCGATAGACTTTATTAGTGTGATGAATATAGACGGATATACGCTAACTGAAAAGATGCGAAAAGCGAGACGACGTTTCAGATTTACCGCCACCGAACAAGCCCTTTTTTACGAATTAGTGGCTATTTGTAATGGCGAAGATTGGCGGGACGTTTTCGATTGCTCGAACATTGAACTATGTTTTGCGCTTAACGTGAATGAGAAAACACTAATAAAAGCTCGCGAGTCTTTAATAAATGCAGGATTAGTCTATTATAAATCTGGGAAAAACAAACGTGTCATTAGCTCGTATTCTTTCGTGAAGGAATTTAAAACTACTGTAACAACTACTGTAAATTTTACAGCCAATCAAACAGCCAATCAAACAGCCAATGAGACAGCCAATAGTACAGGGGATAGTACAGGAGTTAAGGGAGTCAATGATACAGGGGATAGTACAGACTATAATAAACTAAAACAGAAACCAAACATAAATATACTCTCTAAAGTCTCTCATGGAGATTTTGATTTTATATCTAATGAGTTTTTAGAGACGTTTACTCTTTGGCTTGAATACAAGAAAGACAGGCGGCAAAATTACAAATCGGAAAAGTCACTAAAAGCGTGTTATAACAAACTGGTAAAATTGAGCAAGAATGATCCGGTGATTGCGGAGCAAATCGTAAATGAATCGATTGCTAATAATTGGTCGGGGTTATTCGAACTAAAAAACGATAAATGCGAATATGGAAACAAGAAGCAAACAGACTCTACCGATAGCGGCAATTCTATCATACGGACTACCGTACTATGACGAGCCGATAGAAGTCGAAAAGCGCCCGGAATGGTTTAAGTCGTGTTGCAAATACGTTTGCCCCGGCTTTAAGATTGACGATTCGAATAAAAACTTAATGAATCAATTGTTTTTATACACAGAGGGGCGTTCCGAGAAGCTAGATGCGAATAAAGGGCTATTGTTACGAGGTGACATCGGTACAGGAAAAAGCACTATTATGCAGATTCTAAACCGATATAGCTATTTCACACGTGGCAAAGCAAAGGGCGGCTATCCGGTCGGTGGCTTTAGAGTCGATTCGGCTTCCGGGATTGCAAACAGTTTTTCGATGCGTGGAAAAGATGCACTAGAATTGTACACTTACAACAACGGCACGCCGCGAATAATCTGTTTCGATGAACTGGGACGCGAGCCAATCCCGGCAAAGTATTTCGGTACTGAACTAAACGTGATGCAGTATATTTTCCAATGTCGGTACGAGTTGAGACATGAGGCAATAACTCATGTTACAACGAACTTAACGATTAAGGAAATACAGCGTATTTACGGCGCGTATATCGCGGATCGAATAAATGAAATGTTTAACGTCTTGGACTTGAACGGAGCTAGTAGAAGATAATTAATACAACGAAACCATGCGAAGCAGAAAAAAGAAACTTGTGTACTTTAAAAAGATTCCGGTTCGCGTCGATCTGGAACAATGGCAAAGGCTCGATAAGATTCGCGCTGACTATCATTTCAAAAGCACATACGAGATTATGCAGTACATTTTAGGCTGCTTTCTCCGGGTTGCCGATCCGATGCCCGGCGATGATGAAGAAGAAGTACTACCGGACGAAATCAAAGAAATGTTCTATGACCTATCACAGGCGGAACGACATTTCGAGTATGTAAAACCAAAACGAAAACTACCACAATACAAGGTAGACGAAATGAACGGACAAAAACGATTAGAAGGATTTTAATATGGTTAAAAAACTATCAAACACAAATTATTTGCACGACATATCAGCAGACCCCGTCGCGGCAAACGAACGAAATCGGAAATATATAGACCGATTTGTATCAGAGAATTATAACGGTTTAGTTGCCAAGTTTTCACCCTTAGACGGTACGATAAATTCAAGCGCTTTCGGAGCACTCGATAAATTAAACTCTACGATTATCTCGCTCTATACTGATCCGAATTTACACTTTACGGATTGGGAGCAGGCGAAACAATATCTATCGAACAAGTTTACAGAAAAGGCGATTCGCGTTCCGGTGAAGAAGCCTGTAAAAAGCGAAGTAGTAGAGAATGAGGACGAGATTATTAACGATTAATATTATTGTTTCGATGAAAGACGTAGAACTATTTAACGACCATTTCCAAAACTATAAAACATACGGTATTCCGAAAGCACAACTAATCATTGCGGATATTCCCTACAACATCGGGAAGAACGCATACGGTTCTAATCCATCGTGGTATATTGACGGAGACAATTCTAACGGAGAAAGTGAATTAGCCGGAAAAGAGTTTTTCGATACCGATAAAGATTTTCGAATTACTGAATTTCTTCACTTTTGTAGCAAGATGCTCGTTAAAGAGCCAAAAGAAAAAGGAAAATCCCCCTGTATGATTGTCTTTTGCGAGTTTGAGCAGCAATTCGAACTTATCCAGAAAGCGAAGGAATACGGACTTAGCAATTATATAAACCTCGTATTTAGAAAGAACTTTTCGGCACAAGTTTTAAAGGCTAATATGAAGGTCGTTGGTAATTGTGAATATGGTGTACTCTTGTATCGGGATAAACTGCCAAAATTCAATAATGGCGGTCGGATGGTATTTAATTGTTTCGATTATCCTAGAGACACAGATACACCGCGGATTCATCCAACACAAAAATCAGTTCCGTTACTTGAACGGTTGATCGAACTTTTCACAGATGCGGGTGATGTTGTAATAGACCCATGCGCCGGAAGTGGTACAACATTACTTGCAGCCGCTCAATGCGGGCGAAAAGCATACGGATTTGAGATAAAGAAGAAGTTCTATGCAGATGCGAATAAAATCATTTTGTCGCGGATGCAGCCTAGAATGTTTGTGTAGAATGGTAAAAACTGAAAATATTTAGATTAGCTATACAGAGATTGAAGAACTACTGTATAGCTAAAATCTAAAAGTTGCATGTATTTTAAACTCGTTTAATAACTATAAATTGCCCTTTCTCTAATTTAGATGTTAATTCTTTGTATTTTCTGAATGCTTCATCTTCGGTTAACAAAAAGTAAACTGAGTCGGTCATAATCGTAGTAAAGCTTCTGGGATCACATTGATAGAGAATAAAACCAAATAAATATTGTTCCATAGATATAAAATAAAAATAGAGTTATTATAACGGTTCAAATATAATTATTTTATCTAAGGAATAAAAGAAATAGCAATAAATAAGCCTTTTTCGGGTTTTATAAACCATATAAAGTAATGAATCAAACACAGAATAAGCCAAAGTATTATTATTCCCCTCGCTTCAATCACTTCAATATCTATCGACAGGATTCGGGTAAAGATACGTATGTTGATTGTGTGGCTACACAGGAAGAAGCGAAACGGAAAGTCTACGAGTTAAACGGATGGAATTACAAACCTAAAAATAGCACGGTAAAATGAGTAAAGTAAAACAGTACATTGAACAAGCTACAAACGAGCGCATCCGCTCGCGTGGCTTAATCCGAAAAGTCGCTATCGAAGCGGCTCGGATACAGAGAGACGAAACGAGGCGGCAAGCTATCGAAGTGTATAAACAAATGTGTCCGTCTAAGAACTGCAAAGGTTGTGCGAGTCGGGTTCATAAACAGGAAACGCAATCGACCCGATGCGATGGGAATTGCGCCCGGATTAGATTACTTATTAACGGACTGGATCGGATCGAAACGTTATGTATATAATCAGGCGTATTCAATGCAAATCGGGCGATGTGTCCGAGACGCATTTAGTTGAGATAGAAACGGACGACATCGAGGCGACACGAAAGGAGTTGCACGATTGTTATCAATGTGATAAGATTCTTTTTAATTATGACGAACAATGAGTAGAAACCCGCATTACATTAAGATGATTAACTCCAATCGTTGGAAGTTACTTCGAGCTAAGAAGCTACAAAGCAATCCGGTTTGTGAGATGTGCGAGGCGAACAATCGCAGTACGCTTGCAACGGAAGTGCATCACACCGTCCCGGTTGAGTCCGTGTCGCATGAACTCGGAATGAGACAACTAATGTTTGATTATAACAATCTGCAAAGCCTCTGCCATTCGTGCCACTCTGATGCGCATCGACGTGCTTTCAGTCATTCGAAAGAGGCGGTTCAGGCGAATAATCGGAGGGCGACGGAACGGTTTGCAGATAGATTTTTGAAGTAATAATATTGAAAATATTGTGTAATACTAATAGAAGTATATATATTTGTAATATTGTAACTAATACATTTTAATTATGACATTAAAAGAAAGATTAAAATCAATGACAAAAAGAGAACGTTTGGAGTATGCTATTAAAGAGGCATTAAAAGCGTGTGATAGTGAGTTTAAAATAAAAGGGATTGTGACCGATATTTCTGGAATAGAAAATATTAGTATTATATCACTTAAAGGGTATGATTCGAATGGAAAAGAATTAGACGATTCTAACCTCGAATTATGTGCTTCTGCCAATTTTGAAGTTGCGGCAAATTTAATAATTAATGTTAATGAAAATGATTATCAGAATATATTCTACAAATGTATATCATCAAAGTTTATCAAAGTTGAATATTCTAACGAAAAATACAGTGGAGAAATCGATAAACATGTATCTGTCAAATAGATAACATATATATTTTTTTAATAGTAGCCGCCTTACCTCAACAAGAGGGGGCGGTTTTTTTTATTTTTTAACGCGATACACTAAACCCACCTCACCTCATATTTACACGCGCGAGTAATTTTTGAAACGAGGGGGTGCGCGTTGGGGGTAAACTTTTTGCGTGCATCTTCCGAGCTACCAAATACTTGCAATCTTTTCCTATATGCAAAAAGTCTATAAAAAATGTGTGATTTGGACGACATAAAAGAAAAGATTCGCGCCGCGATGGAGTCGCAAGGAACATATACGGAAGATTTAGACCTCTGTATAACTCTTTGCGCGGGTTCGTACATGGCGTTTCAAATCGCACTAAATGACATTTCAAAGAAGCGCATGAAGTCGTACGTTAAAGAAATATCCCGCGAAAATAATGATAAACTCACGGCGCATCCTGCTTTCAAAGTTTTATTCGATGCACTCGAAGCAACGCGCAAACAATTACGCGAACTTGGTTTGACCTTTCAAACGCTTTCTGCATCTGACGACGACGAAGTAAACGACTTGATTAACGAAGTAAACAAAATAGATTGCGATGAACAAGGAGAATAGAGATGAACTGATAGCGTTAAAGCAGTCGGTTATCTCCGACTTGCATAACATCGACGTTGATTCGTATAAGCTAGACAAGGCAGACGAAAGACTAAATGTGTATATCAAAGGTTGTATTAATAATCCGGACGCGCACAACCTTTACGAGTTGCTAGCCGTTCACCGCTTCTTTGTTTTTCTTGATAAATACGAATTTCGGATCAAGGAAGTAAAGAAGTTCGTCACGTTCTATGAGCGTTTGAAGTTTTCCGGCACGAAGGGAAAAACTAGATACAAACTGACTCCGATACAAGTGTTTCAGTTCTCTAACATTCTAGCGTTTTACAAGCCCGGCACAAACAAACGTTTGATTCGTGAAGCTCTTTTATTCGTCCCGCGTAAATTCAGTAAGACAACAAGTGTAGCGAGTCTTTCGATTAACGATTTGTTGTTCGGTGATGCGAACGCACAAACATACGTTGCTGCAAACTCATACAATCAAGCGAAAGTCTGTTTTGATGAAATACGTAATATTTTAAAGTCTCTCGATCCGAAGTTTAGACACTTCAAAATTAATCGAGAAATCATATATAACCGCATAAAGGGAAAAACCTCTTTTGCCCGTTGCCTTGCCTCTAACCCGGATAAATTAGACGGACTTAACGCAAGCATGGTAATAGTAGACGAGTATTCACAAGCCGATAGCGCCGCATTGAAGAATGTATTAACTTCCTCAATGGGCGCACGGCTCAACCCTTTAACCGTAGTTATAACTACCGCATCCGATAAAGAAACGGCTCCGTTTGTGGAGATGTTGAAAATGTATAAATCGATCCTACGAGGTGAGATTGAAAATGATTCCATATTTGCACACATCTTTGAGCCAGACGTAGACGACGAGGAAGGCGATCCGGCAACGTGGCGTAAAGTGCAACCACACATGGGTATAACTGTTTATGAAGATTTCTATATCGACGCATACCAGAAGGCTTTATATAGCGCACCGGACGCGCTAGAGTTTCGAACAAAGTTACTTAACGTATTTACTACCGACCAAACAACAAAATGGATTGAGGCAAAGCAGATCGAAGAACGATTCAAAGATATTAGAATAGAAAATATTGGTACTTATCCGCTTACGATGGTGGCGGTTGATTTGTCCGTTCGAGACGACTTCTCTTCGGTTACTTATAATATCTATTCGAAAGAAAGCGGCTCTTTTCATTCGCATACGGACTACTATTTCCCGGAAGGAGCTTTGAAAGATCATCCGAATCGGGAACTTTACGAAGGTTGGGCGAAAGCGGGCTATTTAATTCTTTGTGACGGTGATATTATCGACTATCAGCAAATAGTAAACGATATACTTGCACGTGCAAAGTATCTACAAATTATGGGAGTTGGCTATGATCCTTATAAATCGGCTGAATTTGTAAATCTTCTTACTTATTCCGTAGGCGGTGCGAGTGAATATATTAAGCCTGTTAAACAGACATACGGAACGTTTACAAGTCCTATTGAATCTTTTGAACTTGCTTTGTATCGGAGTAAGCTCACCTTTAGCCCTAATCCGATTACGCCGTACTGTTTTAGTAATGCGGTATTAGACGAAGATCGGAACATGAATAAGAAGCCAGTCAAAAAAACGCATAACGCGAAGATTGATTCGACTATAACAAACCTAATGACATTCTACTTATTTAATAACATGGAGGTATAATGAAACTATCTTTTAATTTTGAATTGGGACGTTCAAAGACGCAAAAACGCGCCTTAAATGCAGAGATGAGCACAACGGATAAAGATGCGGCGATAAACTCCCGATTACCATCGTTACCCGGTCAGCCAATAGATGTGCATAACAGTAATCAAGCAATGAAACTTTCAGCCGCATATAGATGTACTTCTATTCTTTCGGGGACTATCGCGTCTTTACCGCTTATAATTAAACGGAAAAAAGATGGATATTTCTCACCAGACGAGGAAAACGATTTATATACGATATTAACCCGTATGCCTAACCGACGAATGAATAGTTTTGAAATGGTTAGGAATATGGTTGTTCAAATCGTAAATCAAGGAAACGCCTACATCGTTATCCGTCGAAAGTTCGGCAGTGTCAGCGAGCTTGTATTATGCGCAAATAATACAGTAACCTATGACAAGTTGAATGATGTTTATATTATTTCTGATCCATATAACCGGATATATGGGCGTTTTGAATCCTACGAAATAATCCATCTTAAAAATAATAGTTTGGACGGGGGATATACAGGAGTAAGTACAATAATGTATGCTAGCCGTATCTTTTCCATAGCCGCGAGTGCAGATAATCAGAATTTACGAACCTTTCAGAATGGAAGTAAAATAAAGGGGCTTGTTTCCGGTGCAAAAGAGATAAATAAAGGGTTGCCCGGTGCAGGTATGACGGATATTCAACTTTCTACGGTTGGAGATCGCATAGAGGAACAACTAAACACAGGAAGAGACATTATTTCAGTTCCCGGCGATGTTGGATTTCATCAACTTTCTATAAATCCGGTTGATGCGCAGTTATTGGAAACAAAGAAATTCAGTATTCTTGATATATGTAGATTTTACGGAGTTCACCCAGATAAAGTATTTGCCGGACAATCTACTAATTACAAAGCTTCTGAAATGAGCAATGTTTCTTTTTTAACTGATACACTGCAACCAATATTGAAACAAATCGAGGCTGAATTTAATTACAAGCTGATTCCTAATTCAGTCGCTCACTTATATAGTATTTCATTTGATTTGTCATGCTTATATCAAACCGATTTAACGACACAAGCAAGCTATTATAAAGCTTTGGAAGAAATGGGAGCTCATTCCCCGAATGATACTCGTAGGGCTTTAGGAAAACCGCCCGTTGAAGGAGGCGACAAGGTGTTTATCTCCTGCAACGTTCAACCAATCGAGGCGGCTAGTCAAAAAGTAGAGCTACCCAAAAACGAAGAAATAAACATATAGTAAAATGATATTTGCAAAATATGGAAATACGAAGTTATACAGAGTTAGGCGCTCCTAAAGTTGGAGATGGAAGAATAATCGAAGGTTATGCGGTTGTATTCGGACAAGAAAGCCGTGTATTGTACGACAGGGAAAAACAACGCGCTTTTGTTGAGGTGATCGAAAAGGGCGCTATAACGGAAGAGTTATTGCGTAGTTGTGATGTTAAAGCTCTGTTAGATCATAATAAACAGAGATTGTTAGCTCGTTCTAATCGTGGTGCGGGAACTTTGTCGCTTGAACTTGACGACTACGGATTAAAATACAGGTTTGAGGCTCCTAGTACTCCCGATGGAGATTTCGCCGTAGAAATGATTAAACGCGGTGATATTTTCGGTTCGTCTTTTGCGTATGCTTTAAATGAAAAGGATAAAACAAAAGTTTCCTATTCAATGAAAGACGGGTTGTTGCTTCGTACTGTACACATGATTGATCGGATTTCCGATATATCTCCCGTTGTTGATCCTGCTTTTTATGGTACAGACGTAACGGTGCGGAGTATGGACGATACGATAGCGGAGTTGTCCGGCGAGAATAAAGACTATCTAAATGAAATTAATAATTTACGCAAATCAATTTAAAACATGAGAAAAGAATTTGAAACTATTGCTCAATACAAAGAGCAGATGCGCGCTATGTTGGATAAAGCAGAAGCGGAAAAAAGAGCACTCGACGCAAGCGAGAAAGAGCATTTCGATCAGTTAAAAACAAAGAAAGAACTTTTGGAAATGAAAGTCGAACGCCGTGCGCTTGAAGATATTAACGCGGGACTGGTGTCAGACCGTCGCGTGTTGTTTTCACAGGCTGTTTTTGACGTCGTTAATCATCGCTCTTTGGAAGAATACAACGGAGTAGTATCGGAAGGCGGTATTAAAGTTGTAGAACGTGCGGTGACTGTTACAGATACAACCGATGCGGCTAGCATGGTTCCTGTTACAATCGGTGAAATTATTGAACCGTTAGAGAAAGGCTTGATTATTGATAAACTAGGTATCAAGATGCAAAGCGGACTTGTAGGTGACCTTGTTTTCCCAACATTGGCGGCTGTTGAAGCAACAATTCAGGGTGAAAACGTTGCGGTTACCGATACCGAATTGAATATCGACAAAATTAAGGCTTCACCTAAACGTGTATCTATTTCTATCCCGGTGTCTAAGCGTGCGATCAACCAAACGAACTACTCTTTGCAGGACGTAGTTTTAAAACAAATTTCGCTTGGTGTTGCCCGTACTTTGAACAAATGGATGTTTTCGGGGGCTGCGTTGTCTGGTGCAAGTAACGGGGTGTTTGTAAAGACAAAACCAGATGTTGAATATACAAACGCGTTGACATTTGCGGATATTGTTTCGCTTGAATCTAACGTAATGGATGCGGGCGTAGATGTAACCGACGGTACAGCTGCCTATGTTTGCACTCCAAAGGTGTATGGTGCTTTGAAATCCACTCCCAAAGCGGCGGGAGCTGCTGAAATGATCTGCCAAAATGGTATGGTGAACGGTTATCCGGTTCTTGTTACTAACTACATGGACGCCGATTCTATCGGATTCGGTGTATTCTCCAATGCTGCTATCGGTCAGTTCGGCGATATGGATTTAGTTATAGACCCGTACACCGGAGCGAAAAGTAATGTCGTAAACTTTGTGTTGAATACTGATTATGATATTGTTGTGGCTCGCCCGGAAGCCTTTGCCATCGCAAAGAAGAAGGCTTCTGCTTAATCCTATAACCTATCATTCATTAAAGGGCTGGGGCTTCGGCTCTAGCCCTTTCTAATTTATACAATATGGCACAATACGTAACACTCGAAGAACTCAAACAGCATTTAAATGTTGACTTCGACACGGACGACGCGTATATAACCGGGCTTATCGAACCCGTTCAACTTCTTATCGAATCGTATCTAAATAATCCGCTAGATACCTACGTTAAGGACGCAAAAATAGATCGGCGTATCTGGCACGCGATCCGTATCCTTATAGCGAATTACTACGCAAACCGTGAATCGGTAACATTTGCCACTCCGCAAGTTATTCCGGGGCACATAGAACTATTACTGCAACCTTTAAAACGATATACGTAATGCAAGCAGGATTATTAAACGAAATGATCGCTTTTTACCGTAGCGAGTCAAAGCGCGATAATCTGGGCGGCACGTCTGAAAGTTGGGTGAAAGTATTCGATAAACGCGCATACATTCGCTTTAAGTCGGGTGCACGTAAAGAAGCGAACGGCGAGATATATAATACGACCGTTAATACGATAATGATTCGCATCTGTAAAGAGATCAACGCTAAAATGAGGATCGAATACGACGGGCAGAAATACAAGATTCTATCTATCAATCACGACCGGAAGCAACAAGCAACGGTTATAGAAGCGGAGGTAATCAATGAGTAACGACAATTACACCGGGCGCAACTTGTATCGCGTCGAAGTGGATGCAACGCGAGTAAACGAACTACTTAAACGGTTGAACGATAAAGAAGCAAAGAAGGCAATTTCCTCCGCTCTTAGAAAGTCGATTCTTATCATTCGTAAACAGGCACAGGAAAATCTAGTTTCTGCTGTTAATGATGCGGAATTTAGCAGTTCTAAGAATGGCGTGTCGTTCAAACCGTTAAAGAACGAAATAAACGTAGCAGTTTATCGCAATGCTTCCGGCGCACGGGTCGACCTGATCGACCGACGCAAAAAGGGATCACGCGCCTATATGCTGAAATGGTTTGAATCAGGAACCAAAGAACGAGCTACCAAAAAAGGAGCGAATAGAGGTATTATAAATGCTTCCCACTTCTTTTCTAATGCGGTCAAATCGAAGCAGAAAGAAGCAGAGAACTCACTAGAGAAAAATATAATTGATTCTATAATGAAAGTAGCAAATAAAAAGAAATGAGTTTATCAATAGGCGCACACGTATACAAGAGATTAAGCGACTCTACAGAGTTGGCAAAATTGGTTTCTGATAAAATATATGCTATCTCGACCAAAACGGAAACATCTTTTCCGTTTGTGATCTACAAACGCAACTCCTTAACGCCGGAATATACGAAAGATAGGTACAGCACGGGTGACACAGTTTCGGTTGAGATCGTTGTCGCCAGTGATAACTATTTGAACTCTGTTACAATCGCGGAAGAGGTACGTAAATCACTCGAAAACAAACGAGGAAGTTATGATAACTTCGATGTGATCGATTCTAAACTAATTAGCGCGAATGAGGATTTTATAGAAGATACTTTTATTCAAAGCCTCGTATTCTCATTTAAAACTGAATAATTAACTAAAACACGATAAAATTATGAGTAAAGCAAAATCAGTGTTAGGAAAAGACCTAATGTTATTCATCGACGGTAAAGCCATCGCACTTGCCACATCTTGCAAATTGGGGCTTTCGGCTGAAACAATCGACACACAAAGTAAAGATTCGGGTATCTGGACGGAAAAGGACATTAAAAAACTTTCTTGGAACGCTTCCAGTGAAAACGTATTTAGCGCGGATGCAGATGCGAATAGCTACGATAAACTATTCGCTTTGTTCTTGGCGCATAAACCTGTTGTTCTGAAATTTGGCGTTGTTGGCAATCCTGACGTAAACGAAATGCCCGCCGCCGGATGGACGCTAGCGGAAGGTGCATATACAGGTAGTGCGGTTATCACTTCGCTAGAAGCAAATGCGCCAGATGGAGACAAAGCAACACTATCAATCAGTTTCGAAGGAACCGGACCGCTTGCAAAGGAAGCAGCTAGTAAATAACTTACGGGCGGTGTTTTGCCGCCCTCTAAACGACTTATTCAATGAGAACAATATCACTTAACGGAAAAGATTTTTCTTTGAAATATACGCTTCGTGCGTTCTTTGTGTTCGAATCTATATCCGGCTATCCGTTCCAGTTTGGAAAGATGTTAGACGAGTTTCTTTTGTTTTATTCGTTCCTGCTTGCCTCTAATCAGGAATTGTTCAAAATGGAATTTGAGGAATTTATCGAATTATGTGAAAATGACTTGACTCTATTCGAACAATTCAAAGAGTTTATTTTGGATGAAATCAAACTACGTTCGCAATCGGCAGGAAATGACGTAAAAAAAAAGAAGGTGACAACGCGGAAACGAAAGCCGTAAGTATACGCGAACTTTATTCGCGCGTTGTCGGTGAGGGCGGGATCGCTCCCGATTATTTCCTCGATAAAATGGACTTTATCGAGGTTGAATCGTTTATAGACGGATTGAATCGACGCAATCGGGAAGCGTGGGAACAAACTAGATTGTTAGGTTTCATTATAGCGCAATCTAATAGCACAAAGACGCTAAAGCAAACCGATATACTCCGGTTCCCGTGGGATGAAGAAGAAAAGAAAGAGACGAGCGTAACGGACGAAGAGATGCAACGATTACGAGCTAAAGCAAAAGAAGTAGAATCACAATTAAACACGCATAAAGATGTCTGATATAGTAACAAGATTATTGCTTAAAACGAATGACTTTGACGCAAATCTAAATAAGTCGAAGAAGAATGTAAACGGGTTTCAAAGCGACATTTCTAAAATGTCCGGCGTTGCAGTATCGGGAGTTATGAAGTTCGCCGGGGTTCTTGGTATTGCTGTAACTGCCTCGGAGGGTTTCAATAAAGTAATGAATAGCAGTCAGACGCTAGGAGATGAATATGCCCGTACTATGGACGGCTTAAAAGGTGGCGTAGACCAATTTTTCTACTCTATCGGTAGTGGAGACTGGACGCCGTTCATGAACGGGTTAACCGAAACTATACGTCTAGCACGCGAAGCATACAACGCGATGGATCAATTAGGAAATACAAAGATGTCATTCTCTTATTTTGATGCAAAGAATCAAGCAACCATACAAGAACAAATAACTATCTTAAAAGATAAGGATTCAACAGAAGAGCAAAAGAAAGCAGCTAGGGAACTATTAGACAAGACGCTGAAAGACCAAGAGGAAATCGTAGGACAATATAAGCAAAGAAGTCAAAACGCATTACAAGCAATGGTAAAGGCGGCAATAGGACTTGACGGCGTAGATGTTTCGGCAATAGACATAGATAAAGTTTTGAGATTAGACGTCTCTTCGGTAGGCGATCAGCAAAAAGCGCAATTAGCAAAGCAGTATAAAGACTTTGTAGATGAATACGACCGTTTGAAAGCCAAATTCACCACCTATGAAACGGTAGGCTCCGGCATGAATGTACACACAGTATCAACAACTGACACGAACGCATTAAGTAAGGCGATAAGCCCGATGTTAGCGAAATATCAGGATGCAATACAATATAATGCGATTTTAGTAAAGAAGAGTGATGAATGGTTGCAAAATTTGATAAATGTCTCAACGGCGGCAGAGGCGGCAGACCGGAATTTGTCGAGTATGACGAAAGTGGCGAACCGTGCTTCACAATCAAGAACGGGCGGGAAATCGCCAAAGGAAGAACCGAAAGAAGGCTCTATTGCTTGGTATGACACGCAAATCACAGAGCAAAATAAAAAACTTATTGCTGAAACTGACATGCAAGCGCGTTCCGCCATTCAAGCAACAATTAATGAACTCGAATCAAAGAGGATAAATTTAAAGTTTGTAGTAGAGCAAGAAACGTTCAAAAGTGCTCATGGTGAAATGAAAGACGGTGCTTTGTCTCTTCCGGTAAAACCAACGTATAAAGATAAAGTTCCTACTCATGGGAAAGAAGGTAAAAACTTAAAGTTGCCGAAATATGATCCACTTTTTAAAAAAGAAGATATAGACATGAATGAACGGTACGGCGAATCTCTCTCGGCTGTTGGTAGTATTATGGGGTCTTTATCAGGAATAACTAATGAAAGCGCGGCGGCGTATCTTCAATGGGGCGCAAATGTTATATCCAGTATTGCGCAAGCTATCCCAGCTATTCAATCATTAATAACCGCGAAACAGACCGAGGCAGTAGTTAGCGGCGTGGCTTCCGCAGCAGAAACGCCCGTTGTCGGTTGGTTATTGGCGGGAGCTGCCGTTGCTGCCGTCGTCGCTGCAATGGCTAGTATTCCCAAATTTGCAACGGGTGGCATTGTACCTGGTACATCATTCACGGGCGATAAAGTCCCGGCTTTACTCAATTCGGGCGAGATGATTCTAAACGGGTCGCAGCAAGGTAACTTGTTCCAAATGCTTAATAGTGGTATTTATGGTTCCTTATCGCAAAAGATTGCACCGTCTGCAGAAAATGGAAATCAGCCCGCGAATGTAACGTTCCGCATACACGGAAGAGATTTAGAGGGAGTTTTGAGTAATCATTATAATCAAAAAGGCAAAGTAAGATGAAGCTAAGATATTATTCAGAGTTTAAGAGCAGGAAAGACAAGACGTATAGAATCGAAATTCATACGGTCTTTGCAACGTATTCCGAAGAACTCACCCTAACAGATAGCCCGTTTACTGTTGAGTATGAATCGGACACTCTATACAAGCCGTTGAAAATGTCTAATTCGGTAACAAGCATATTGACAGATAAAATTTTATCAGACCTATATACAGCCGAAGGGCAAAATATAGAAGTTCGTTTGTATAATAAAACCGATGATGTTTTAGAGTGGTTTGGATATATGAGTCCAAATTTATATTCGAGCGATTATATAACCCCTCTTAATTTAGTAGAATTACAGGCTATTGATTCTATCTCTGTTTTGGAGAATAGAAAGTACTCTTATATCAATTCTTCCGAGATTTATTTTAAAAGTTTCAAGGATGTAATTATGCATATTCTTGACATTGCCGATCCTGGAAAGGTTTTGGGTAAATTATACTTTCATAAAGCTAATAGAATCTCCAAAGAAGCCACCGCTTCTTTAATAGAAGATATTTATATTCATGAACGAAATTTCTTTGATGAAGCTAATGAACCGATGAATTGCAGGGATGTTTTGGAGGAAATCTTGAAATATCTAGGAATGACATTAATTCAGTATCAGAATGCGTATTATATGATCGATTACGATTATATAAAGAATGAAAGTCTTTCTTTTTTTGTTTATGATCGAATGAGTAATACGTGCGAAAGCATGGAAACTCATTCTGCATTATTAAATGTGTATTCGATTGGTATTGCTGAAAGTACGGGAAGTATATCTCTTGGGGATGTGTATAACAAAGTATCTGTTGTTGCTAATATGAATCAAATAACCACCTTATGCCCTAAATTGCTCGACGATGAGAAGGACATAGTAAATCAAAATTCCGATCCTAATAAATATTATATATCAAATAGAGATATAGACGGCAAGAACTATACGCTTCTTAATTCATTCTTTAAATCTAAAGAAAATTGGGATTATTTGAGTCCGAGCTTTTCTTTTCTTGATGTTCCGGTAAAAGACGCGGAAATAACTATTGACAACGTTAATGATATATATTCCGGTGTGACGTGGCAGAAGTACAGTGATTACACAACGGAAGATGGGGAGCCATCTTCTTTGAGTTGGAATACTTGCGTTTCATTCCTGCAAGCGTATAATATGTTTGGTACTTCTCGAAAGACTCTTTTAATTTTGAAAAACGGAGAGTATTCTTTATTCAAAGGTGGGTATTTCATAATAAATATCGCTTATAGAATGTCCGGCTCTTTTCTTCCAAATGATATTATAAAAACGTCCGATGAAGTATATTCGAATACTAAATACGGCGCAGGATTTGATCATACTATGATACCATGTAAGTTATATATAGATGATTATTATTATGATGGCGAAGTATGGAGAAATAGTAAGTATTATATGGATCGTGTCGCTCGAGACTATTATAAAGTCACATACAACTTAACCTATCGAGGGGCTATATGGTATAGATAATTTTGGAGATTGGAGGTTCGTTAGTAAAGGTGAATATGATTCAGCTAGCGGCGAAAAGGCTTCTGGCGGATATGATGATGCAAATAAAGTCTATGCGTATAGAGAAAATGGTGAGAGTATTTTTGTCGAAAAATGGTATCACGATGAATGCATTCTTAAAGATGGCTTCTATTTGGTTCATATAAACAAAGAAGGCGACAAAGTTTTCGACGAAGAAAAGAAGTTAACGAATACCGTTAGTTATAGATTTAATCTGTATGACTCAACGGATGGCGTAGCGATTAAACTTCCAGAAGATAAAATATTGTGCGGTAAGATAAATTTTGAGTTAAGCACTCCGAATCATTTAGGGGTACATCCTATGTATCGAACCGATGGGGGCTGTCATCCGTGTACTGCTTTTCATATATCTGATTTCACATTCAAGTACACTAATAACAAAGTAACTTACGATATTTTTAATGATGCAGTAGATGATTCCGATGTAGTTTACAGTAACGTAATAAACGACAATAATGTTACAGAAATGGACGACATCGAATTACTAATCAATTCAAATGCAAAGAATATTTCGTCTTATTCAAATTGCGCTACCAAATCGGGGGATAAATTCGATTATTTAAAAACGGTATATAGTCCGTTGCACGATAAAAATGTATTGCCGGAACAAATATTAATAGATAAGCTTTACACGCATTATAAAGCTCCTAAATTTAGATACAGCAATAATTTGAATCGTGGCTTTTCGATACTGTCTAGGATTTACGAAAATTCCCTCAAAAGAGAAATGGTCGTCGATCAAATGAATATTGATTATGCAAATGAAAGTTGTAACGTGTCATTAACAGAAACATGATAGAGATAGAAAACAAAAAAGTACCGCATTCGTTTCGGAATAAGTATTTACGCAATTCCGGTTCGGTAAGTTTTAGTACATCTACTCCAACGCCGACTAATGGCGGAGGTGTGACTTTGGATGTGCTAAAAGTGGATGATAGACGTGTTGTTTCAGATGATAATGTATTTTCTTCTCTTCGCACTTTACTTGAAATAAAATCCCGTATTATAGCATTAGGGAATATTGATACTGCATTATCCAATGATAATACTCTTTCTTCATTACGTATTATGAACGAGATATTATCGAGAATTATTGCAGAAGATGATACTAAAACAAAATTGTCAGATGAAAATGTATTTTCGTCACTTCGCACAAACAAAGAGCTTGATATTATCAGTAAGAAAATAGACAAAGCTATTGAGTCTTTGAAAGATTTGTATGTATCCAAAGTATATGATGATACTGCAAAAGGACATATAATACTTGACAATGGAGCAACATCAGATTTTATTCAATCGAAAAACTTTGTATCTGGGGCATTAGGAACCGGATATTTGATTAAACGTGATCCAAATACGGGTAAATCTTATGCCGAAGTAGACGAGCTTTATGTTAGATTAAGAGCCATATTTGATTCTATTGAGATCAAGGAGGCAAAGCATGTTTCCGGTGAACTTATCTTATCTTCTGCTAGCATAAAATGCGCTAAAGTGGATAATATAACAGAATTAGCTTTGTGCGATATGAATGGTACGCCTCTATATGATATTAACGACGTACAATTACTATCTTCTGAAAGGCGTTATCGCTGCTATTTCACAGCTGATGATGGAGAAAAAGCAGTGTTAAGTAACTTTGTTATTGGAGATTTTGCGCAATGCAGGCAGTTTAATATAAAAGAAGGAGCTTATGAAGGTGTAACAAATCGTTATTATTGGCGTTATGTTATGGCTATCGGTGATAATTACATCGATCTATCAGTAGATGATTGCGATGTAGGTAGTGATATACCACAAGCGGGGGATACTATTATTCAATTAGGAAACCGAACAGATATAAGTAGGCAGAATGCAATCGTATTATCTGCGTTCGGAGACAATGCACCTTCTAAAGTTTTATATCAAGGGATTAATTCTTATTCTCTTGACGGTAAAGCTGTGATTGAAGAGGGATTCGATCAACAAACGAAACAAGCATATACACGTACATTTGGACGTAGTTATGTTGGCGAACGTGATGAAAGTTCGTATATGAAATATGTTCCCGGTGAAGGATTAACAGCTAGATGTTCCCTGCTTGGCATGTCTAACGATGGAAAGTCGGTTTATGAGCTTAAACCAGATGGAACTTGTTTCTTTGGTACAACGGATCCGGATACAGGTAAGAAAACAGGAATTATACAGGGGGTAGATGTGGTTGTAGATGGGGGAAAACGTACAGGTGTATTTGCTGTGGTTGATGACAAAATTGTATTCGAACTCGATCCTGTTCGCAAGCAGTATTCTTTCACAGGCACAATTAGCGCCGAAAATGGAGATTTTGGAACATTCAAAATAGAGGGGGATAAAGGCGTTAATGAAGAGGGGAGATATGACAATCGTAGAATTACTTTTGCAGGTCCGAAAACGGATGGCATTCTCGCAAGTATGGAAAATGTAGATGTTCCGTTAGCGTTTCCCATTCCTTACATTGCAGCATCTGGCGGTAAACGTAATGTTGGTATGTATCTTAAATCTGATATATCAGATACAGAAGATATGTGGATGAATAAAACATTAATTGCTTATGGAAATTCCGAGTTTGAAGGGATTTTAATACAATATGGAGGTCGTTTCAAATGTGGGTTGGATTTAGAGACTAGGCGTTTTGTGCGCAAATTTACTGCTTCCAATGAAGTACAAGAGTTAATTAATAGTAGGTATATAATGTATATAAACGCTAATTTACACAATACTTATATATTGCATTGTAATGGCTACTCTAATTGCAAGCTCATTCTACCCGAATATAAAAACTTTGATTTAACCGATTATGCGAGAAATGGCGGTAATTTGATGAGTGAGTTTAAGTTTATAGCTCATCCTACTAATAAATACCCCATTACAATACAAAGCAACCCGGATGGATCACTTACTTATACTAACCGTCCGACGATGTATAATCAAGGCACTAATATAGCGAGCATTCAATTATCACCCGGAGGATGTGTTAGCATTGCACTTGCTTTATTTCGGGATAATGAGGGGGATAAAAGCGAATCGCTTTATTATAGAGCTATTGTAACGAACGTATATTAATCATATAAACATAAAGTTATGGCAGGAGAAAAATATAACATTCAGTTGGAGGCGGTCGAAATATTTAATCGGCTTATACAAATTCCTCAACTAGCGGAAGGGTTGAGTAATTTGTTGCAAAATTTTAATTTTCATAATCATGATATACGCAACGATGAGCGTTATCAGCCTCTAGGCGATTATCAGCCGTTAGGCAATTATGCCGCTTCGATTCATGAGCATCAAGCGTCTGATATTCAGGAAACAGCAGACAAAAAAGTCATGACTGCGGAGGAAAGAAATATACTAAGTACTCTCGGAACCAATTTTGCCAAATCTGACTTCTCA